ATGGCTGCTACCGACTTTCCCGTCGGCCATCCGCTCGTCGTCAAGCTGTGGCAGAAGAGGATCTGGCGTGAGGCGCTGAAGGAAACGATGGCCATGAAGTTCATGGGCACGTCGACCAACAGCCTCATCCAGATCCTCGACGAGACCAGCAAGGGCGCCGGCGACCGCATCCGGGTGCCGCTTCGCATGCAGCTCGCCGGCCGTGGCGTCGGCGAGACCGAGGCGCTGGAGGGCAACGAGGAATCGCTGCTCACCTTCTACGACGACGTGCTGATCAACGACCTGGCGCACGCCGTCCGCAACAAGACCCGCATCGACCAGCAGCGCGTGCCCTGGAGCATGCGCGAGGAGAGCGCGGCGGGGCTGCGCGACTGGTTCGCCGAGCGCATCGACACCTGGGCCGCCAACGTGCTGGCGGGCAACACCGGGCTGGCCGACGTGCTCTACACCGGCAACCAGGCCACCAGCGCGCCGACCACGACGGCCGGCAACACGCGCATCATCTATGCCGATGGCGCCTCGACCAGCGAGGCCTCGCTGTCGGCCTCGCAGACCTTCAACCTCACCTACCTGGACGCGGCCGTCACGATCGCCAAGACCGCGACGCCGCTGATCCGGCCGGTGAAGGTGGGGAGCCAGGAATACTACGTGGCGTTCCTGCATCCCTACCAGGTCCGCAGCATGCGGCAGAACACCAATGCCGGGCAGTGGCTCGACATCCAGAAGGCGGCCATGGCCGGCGGCGAGGTCGAGGACAACCCGATCTTCACCGGTGCGCTGGGCGTCTACAACGGCGTCGTGCTGCACGAGTGGACGCGCCTGCCGGCGGCGCCGACCAACGCCAGCACCCGGCGGGCCGCGTTCTGCGGCGCCCAGTCCGCGGCCATGTGCTTCGGCAAGGGCTACTCCGAGGAGCCGCTCTACGAGGAGCAGTCCTTCGACTATGGCCGCCAGTTCGGCCAATCGGTCCAGACGATCGCGGGCATGAAGAAGCTGGTCTTCAACGGTGTCGACTTCGGCACGATCGTGATCAGCACCTGGGCCGTGGCGCCGTAAGGAGGAGCACACCATGGCCATCATCTCTGCTTCCTTCGCCGCGGCCAATCAGCCGCGCATCCCCAACGGCGTCGAGACCGTCGACGCCTTCCAGACCTACGTGACGTCGGCGACGCTGAGCGCCGGCGACGTCATCCACTTCACCAACCTCAAGGTGCCGCACGGCGCCACCATCCTGGCGGTGCGGCTGCACGGCGACACGGCCGATGGCAGCTCCATCTTCCAGGTCGGCATCGCCGGCGGCATCACGTCGGCGGCGCTGTTCGGCTCGGCCACGGTCTCGGCCACGCCGGCGGTGAAGGACCAGACGCTGGCTCTGCCCTACGTCGTGTCGGTCTCGGACGACGCGGCCGTGCGCTACGTCTATCCGACGCTGACGCAGGACGGCGCGGCGACCTCGGGCACGGCCAGCATGTCGCTGGGCGTGCGCGTCACCTGGACGATGAACAAGACCCGCTGAGCGTGGCGTAGCGTAGCCGGCGGCAGGACGGGAACGAGATCCTGCCGCCGGTCCCTCCATTCGACAGGGGCCACATGGAACTCGCGCAGGCCATCGGCACGCTGCAGCAGCGTCACGAGGCGATCGGCGTCAGCGTCGCCAGCACGCCGCAGCAGATGCAGGCGCTTGAGCTCGACTACCACCGCCTGCTGAGCCTGCATCCGGAGCATCCGGCGCTGCTCTTCGGGCTGGGCACGATCTACGCCCAGACCGACCGCAGCGGAGCGGCGATCGCGCTGCTGCGCCAATCGATCGACCGCGGCTCGCACGGCCCCGAGCCCTGGCTGAACATGGCCGGCGCCTACAAGAACGAGCACAAGGACGCCAGCGCGGCCGAGTGCTACGCGCAAGCGCTGCAGATCTGCGAGCGCCTGCAGCGGCGCAACGACAAGGCGCGGCGCCAGGGCAAGGCGGCGCCGGTCGATCCGGCGCTGCTGATCGCCAACCGGTGCAATGCGCTGCACGGCATGGCCTCGCTGTACGTGAACGCGGGCCAGCCCGCCGAGGTCATCGCCTGGGCCGACAAGGCCCTGGCGGTGAACCCGCACGACCGCTTCGCGCTCTGGAACAAGGCGCTGGGCCTGCTGGAGAGCGGCCGGTTCGCCGAGGGCTTCCGGCTCTACGACGAGGCCGGGTTCATGACCGGCGGGGTCAAGCCGCCCGAGCGCAAGGTGAAGACCTATGGCGGCCTGCCACGCTGGGACGGAGCACCTGGCAAAACCGTGATCTGCTACGGCGAGCAGGGCGTGGGCGACGAGATCATGTTCGCCTCGATGCTGCCCGACCTGATGCGCGATTGCCGCGTCATCATCGACTGCGACCACCGGCTCGAGGCCATGTTCCGCCGCAGCTTCCCGCAGGCCGAGGCGGTCTATCCCACCTCGGCCTGGGATGCGCCGTTCGACTGGCTCAAGGACCACCGGGTGGACGCCTGGGTGCCGATGGGCAGCCTCGGGCGCTACTACCGGCCGGACCTCGCGGCCTTCCCGCGCACGCCGTACCTGTCGGCCGACCCGGCCAAGATCGCGAAGTGGCGCGCCATTCTGGGGCCGCGGCGCAACCTGCGCGTCGGCATCTCGTGGGCCGGTGGCCTGAAGAAGACGCGCTTCGATCAGCGCAGCATGGAGTTGAAGGCCTGGTCGGCGATTCTGCAGCTGCCCGGCATCGACTGGTACTCGCTGCAGTACCATCCGCAGGCGCCTGACGAGACGGCCCAGGTCGGCGCCGCGCTGGGCGTCCCGGTCCACCACTGGGGCGACATGATCGCCGACTACGAGGAGACGGCCGGCTTCCTCGCCAACCTCGACCTGGTGATCACGGTGAACACCTCGCTGGTGCACCTCGCCGGCGCGCTGGGCGTGCCGACCTGGTGCCTGACGCCCGTGATGTGCGCCTGGCGCTACCAATGCGAAGGCCCGATGCCCTGGTACGGCAGCGTCGAGATGTTCCGGCAGGCGCAGGCGGGCGAGTGGGGGCCGGTGCTGGAGGTGGTGCGCGCGCGACTGGCGGCGATGGCGGCGCAGCGGGAGGCGGCATGATGGCTGATCCGAGCTGGTGGGAGCGACAGAAGCAGGAGCATGCCGACTACATGGAGCGAGGCGGGCTGCTCGGCACGCTGTTCTCGTCGCTGCCGCCTCAGACGCAGGCCTCCCTGCGACCATGGGGCGAGATGCTGAATCCGCTCGAATGGACGCCCGGCGCCGCGATCCGTGATGCCGTGCAGGCCTCGGCCGACACGGCGCAAGCGGCAAGGAACCTCGACGCGTGGGGAACCCTGGCCGGGATCGGCATGATGGGGCTCGGCTTGCTCGGTGCCGGGATGCCGCCAGCGCGGCAGGCCGGGGTGCTTGCTCGTTCTGCGAGAGCGCCGGTGCAAAATGCGTCGAAAAGTGCTATTACTTTCGACCCGCCGGAGATGCCACGGAGGCCGTTCGAGGCGGACTATCCCAAGAGGGCAAATGCCGATGCAGCCGGACGACTCACCCACGACATCGAAGGACGACCCCTCACAGCCGAGCGAGTGGTCGGCCGAAGAATGGTGGGCGGAGATGAGGTTGCCCTCCCGCAAGCGGGGCTTGAGTCCCTCGCAGAGGCAGTCACTGGCCAAGGCCCTGCGAGCGTTGCGCCGCGACAGATTGGAGGCGACGCAGGCCGCTACTACGAGAAATGGGATCGTGTAACGGGCGACCGCATCCGCCAAATCTTCTTGAATGATGAGCTCACGCCGCAGCAAGCGCCGCGCACGCTCGGTCACGAGATTGGGCATGCCATTGACTATCGGATCGCCGGTCATATCCCGACCGACGGGATCAAGCTCGAATTGGGGCGGATCTACAATGATCTGAACGGTGGGCGCTGGCGGCTCGCGAAGAGCGCCAAGACTGGCGAGCCCGTTCCGCGGCGCTACTGGACAACCCCTGAGAGTCGCGGATACCCGGCCAGAGAAGTTGACGGCGAACTGATGGTCGAGGCGATCCGCGCCTACATAGCCGATCCGAACTACTTGAAGACGGTGGCACCGAAGACGGCCGCGCGGATTCGCGACCACGTCAATCCCCATCCGGCGCTATCGCGCTTCATTCAATTCAACTCGCTTGCCACGCCAGCCATCCCGTTCGGGATGCTCATGCCCTCGATCCTGGACGAGGAGCGCCAGCCGTGATCATCACCGATGCCTACTGTGCGCAGAACCGTGCGCTGCACGCCAGCAACGAGCACTACGGCACGTCCGGCAAGGCCTGGGCGCCCCAGGTGCGCGCGCTGGCCGATTGGGGCCGCAAGGCGATCCTCGATTTCGGCTGCGGCAAGGCCACGCTGGCCAGGCGGCTGGGGCCGGCCTATCGCGTCACCAACTACGATCCCTGCATCGAAGGCCTCGATGCGACGCCTGAGCCACACCCCGTCGTGGTGTGCGGCGACGTGCTGGAGCATGTCGAGCCCGAGTGCCTCGATGCCGTGCTCGCCGAGCTGCGCCGCGTCACGCAGGAAGTCGGCCTGTTCGTGGTGCACCTGACGGCGGCCAGGAAGACGCTGCCGGATGGCCGCAATGCGCATCTCATGCAGCAGCCGGCGGAATGGTGGGCCGACGCGCTCCGGGTGGCCGGGTTCGCGATCGAGAGCGAGCAGGCCGGCGCGCACGAGGCGATTTTCGTCGTGCGGCCGGCATGACCGAGCCGTTCCCGTCTTCATCGGCTTCGACGCGTGCGAGGATCACCCTCGACGATGGCATCTATTGGCTCGACAAGAACGGAACCCCAGTGAAGAAGATCGGGCCCGGTCCGCAGCGCGAGGAGGGCACGTCCTTGGATTTCACGGTGGCGGATGAGCTTCGCAAGGCGTTCGGCAACAGGCCGCTGGTGAAGGAATACAACCGGATCCTGCCTAACGTGAAAGCCCTCCGTGACGCCGAGCCGTGCGCGGCTGATATCAATATCGTCCTCGCACTCGAAGCCATTTGAACAGCCGGCGCCCGCGCCGCAACGCATACGAGGTAGCGATGGCCGATCCCGTTCTTCTTCCCGGCTTCATGCTGGTCGACCCCAATCGCATCGACCGGCGCACAGGCGCACCAGGTGAAGTGCGCCTGCGAGTCGGCGCTGCGCCGACTCCGCAGGATCGGCTCTCGACGCTCCGCAAGACCCATCCGGACGCCGAACCGTATGGTGACGATAACTTCGTCTTCCGGGGACCGGCCGGCCGGCCGACTCTCTACAACCCCAAGGGTGTCGACTGGGGCGACTTGGCATCGCTGTTACCGGAATACGGCGAGTTCGCCGGCGGCACCATTGGCGGCATGGCCGCGACAGTGCCGGGGGTGCTCGGCGCGGCGCCCAGCCTCGGCACGTCATTGGCGCTGGTGCCGGCGGGTGTCGGCCTCGGTGCTGCGGCGGGCCGCTATGGCATGGAAATGTTCGGCAACCGGTTCCTGGGTACCGACGACACGCGCAACATCGGCCAGCAGCTGGCCGACACCGCAGTTACGGCAGGCACCAATGCGATTGGCGCTCGCGTTGGCGAGATGGTGGGACCGGTTGTGCGCAGCGCGGTGGGACCCGTCCAATCAGCGTTGATGGGGCAGAGCGGCCGACAGGTCGCCGACGATTTCACGTCGGCGGGCGTTCGCCACACCGCAGGCGCCACCAGCGGCAATCGGGGTTGGCAGCTGGTCGAGAAGGGGCTCGCCGCTACGCCCGGCGGCGCGCGCGTCATGCAGGACGTTGCGAAGATGCAATGGGACGACATTGCGCGTGCAGCAGGCAACATCACGGCTGACATCGGCATGGCCACAACGCCCCAGAAGGCGGGCAGCGTGATCCGGACAGGCGCGAAGAAGGCGGCCGATCGGTTCAAGGAAACACAAGATTTCCTCTACAAGGTGGCCGACTATTGGAGCGGTGATGGGAAGATCGCCCCCACGGCGACGCAGGATCTGGTCGACACAATGCGGTCCGAGCTGGCGAGGGCGCCGATATCGCGGCGTGGCGCGCTGCAGGGGCCGATTGATCGGGCGCAGGGTGTCCTCGACGACATCGACAAAGCTCGCGTCAATATGGAGACTTGGCGGAATATTCGGGCGGACCTGGGGCGCGACATCGACGAGCCCCTGCCCGTCAGAAGCAGCGGGAGCCAAAACGAAAACCTGAAACGTCTCTATGGCTCAATGACCGAGGACATGCGCACAGCCGCTGCTGCGTCAGGGCCAGAGGCCAAGCGCGCGATGGACCTCGCCGATCGCTACACGCGCTTCAACATGACGGTCAACGTGCCGATGTTGCAGAAGATAGCAGACATGGGCGCCGATGAACAGGCGTACCAGTGGGCAATTGGCGAGGCGCGCAGGGGTGGCAGCCGCCTGTTGCAGTTGCGCAAGAACCTGACGCCCGACGAATGGAAGGTGGTGTCCGCGACGGTATTTGACCGACTCGGCCAGGCTGCGCCTGGCGCTCGCGGCGCCGCGGAGCTCGGAGGGCCGGCGAACGATTTCTCCGTCAGCTCGTTCTTGACCAACTGGAACAAGCTCTCGAACGAGGCCAAGGACGCGTTATTTGCCGGCTCTAGGCTGAACGATACCCGTGAGGCTATTGATCAACTCGTCCGTGTGGCCAATCGGGTGAAGGATGTCGAGCGGGTGAGCAATCCGGCCAGCACCGCGCGGAGCATGCTGACGGGCGGTTCTATCGCGCTGGCCGGCGAGCGCGCCTTGTCGGGCGACATCGGGGGCGCCATCGGCATCCTCGCGTCGACGACAGCGGTGCCCTATGTGACGGCGAAGATGATGACCAACCCAGCATTCGTCAGATGGCTGGCCGGCGCCGAAACCTTCGGGAAGGGGGCAAGCCGGGACGCGATGATCGGCCGCTTGGCGGCGATCGCTGCAGTCAACCCGGAGATCCGCGACGAGACGCTGCGCTTGCAACAGATCCTCAGCTCAAGTGGTGCAGGAGAAGTGCGCCAATGAGCACCGCTGCGAACAGCCCACCCACGATGCTCATGCCCCAGATGCGCCATGGCTGCCAGTACACGTACCGCCAGCCGTCACCGGCGTCACGGTTGCGCACGTGGTTGAGCCAGGAGACGAACACCAGGCCGGCGATGCACAGCAACAGGGGCAGCAGCTCAAGCATGCCAGCCAGTGTAGTGAGGGCCGGCTCGGATGGCAAGGAGAAACGAATGGTACTTCGGCGCCGAAGCACAACCTTAAGCGGCAGTGCCGTCGTTGCCGACATCAATTTCGACCGAAGGGCAGCCGCAGGTGGAAACGATGGGCCACGGTATCGGCCAGCCACGCGATTCGCCGCGCTGGGATCGTGAGGCCGGCATGACCGGATCGCTGCCCGTCTTCATCGGCTTCGATGCGCGCGAGGCACCGGCGTTCGACGTCTGCCGCCATTCGCTGCTGCGGCATGCCTCGATCCCGCTGCACGTGCAGGCCCTGCGCCAGGCCGACCTGCGGGCACAGGGCCTCTATGCGCGGCGCGCCGTGGAGCGTGACGGCCAGCAGGTCGACGAGCTCGATGGCCGGCCGTTCGCCACCGAGTTCAGCTTCACGCGGTTCCTGGTGCCGGCGCTGCGCCAGTACGAGGGCTGGGCGCTGTTCTGCGATTGCGACTTTCTGTTCCTGGCCGACGTCGCCGAGCTGCTGGCGCTGCTGGACGACACCAAGGCCGTGCTGGTGTGCCAGCAGCATCACGTGCCGGCCGAGCTGCGCAAGATGGACGGTCGCGCGCAGCAGCCCTACCGGCGCAAGAACTGGTCCAGCTTCATGCTGCTCAATTGCGGGCATCCCGACATGCGGTGCCTGACGGTCGGGGCGGTGAACACCAAGCCGGGCTGGTGGCTGCACGGCTTCGAGTGGCTGGACAGCCCTGGCATCGGCGCGGTGCCGCCGGTCTGGAACTGGATCGAGGGCGTCACGTCGGGCGCGGCCAAGGCGGTGCATTTCACCGCCGGCGGCCCCTGGTTCCCGGGCTACACCGAGGTGGCCTACGCGCGCGAATGGCGCGACGAGCATGTGCGCGCCCAGGGCGGGCCGCGAGAGGAGGCAGCATGACCGTTCAGCGCATAGCGGGGCAAGGTGGGCCCGGCGCCTACCGGCGTCGGCGGCGGGCCTTCGCCGAGGAGGCCGCGCGTCTCGCCGCCCAGCGCTTCGCGCTGGTGGCGCCGATCAAGGTGCAATGGGCCGAGCCGCCGCCAACTGCGTCGGCCGTGGCGGCGAATGTGTGCTCGAGCTGTGGCCGCGCCCTCCGCTCGAGGACGGTGTCTTACTTCCATGCGAGGGCATGCCATGGCAACGCTGGCTGATCTGAGCGGCCGCATCCAGGACGATCTCGACCGCGCCGATCTGGCGCTGCAGATCGGGCAGGCGATCCGCGACGCCGTGGAGCACTACGAGTCCGAGCGGTTCGCCTTCAACGAGGTCGCCAACGTGACGGCGACCTTCGGCGGCGGCGCCGACGCCATCCCGCTCGCGTCGCTGCCGGTCTACTTCACGAAGATCGACCGCATCCGCCTGCAGGTGTCCGGCGCGCCGACGCTGACGGACCTGATCCCGCGTGATTATGCCTGGCTGATGGCCGGCCAGGACGTCAAGGCGATCTGCCGGCCGGTCGAGTACTGCGTCTATGCCGAGCAGCTGCAGCTCGACAGCCGGCCGGACCAGGCCTACCTGGCGGTGCTCGACGGCGTGCAGCGCATCAGCACGGCCAGCGCCGCCACCGACAGCAGCGCCTGGTTCAACGAAGGCCGGCACCTGGTGCGCGCCCGCGCCAAGGCCGACCTCTACGCCCATGTCGTCAAGGCGCTCGACCAGGCGCAGGTCATGACCGCGCTCGAGCAGCGCGCGTTCCGCACGCTCAAGCAGAAGCTCAACGCGCGCAATGCGGGGCGCATCAGGCCGACGATCTACTGACGCAGGCATACACCTCTGTTCGTCGAAGAGGGGCAGATGACAAGCTCACTAACGATTCAGCGTGGCAGTGTCCCACCGACCCAGAAGAAGGGCGATGCCGGGAAGAAGGCGGCTCGGCAGCGCAAGCGACGCGCGTGGTGGCTCAGGGCATGCAGGTTGCTGCTCGGCCAGCGGCAGCCGTGAACGGTCTTTGCTTGTGCCACATCGAAGGAGTGTATGATGTCCGATCCCATGGGGCTGCTCAGCACCCAGCCATACGACCCGGCGCAGCTTGACCCCCTCAGCGCGTTGAGTCGGTACCACGGCGCGCGGGCTGTCAACGCCCTGGTGAACACCGTCGGAATGGAGCCGATCTACAAGCCGCAATTGCCTTTGGCGATGCCCGCCGCCCTCCGTCCGCATGCCTTTGATGGCGCCGATGTGCTCTCGTTGTGGCTGGAATCAACGCCGATCGCCGCAGTTCGCGATGGTGTCAAAGCCTACAAGGATTTCTTGCGATCATGGATGGCCGATGATTCCACGGGCATGATATCGGCTGCTGCCGACGGGGCGCTGGCAGCGACGTCGTTCACGCCGTACGGGAAGGCTGGGAAAGCTGCGCGTCCGGTTGCGAAGGCCGTAGCCCCTCATCTCCGTGAATTTGTGGAGGCGGCGACAAAGTTCAATCCACGTGGCCTGCCGATGGACCTTGCCAGTCGGCACGCACGTGCCGCAGCGATGGGCTTCGACATGAGTCAGCGATTCTTTCATGCAACCGATCGCACGTTCAAATTCTTTGATCCGAAGAAGGGAGGTGAAATCGAGGCGACCTTCTTCTCGAGCAGCCCTCACGTGGCCGACAGCTATATCGGCATGGACGGCGTGCCTATGTCGAGCGAAGCGGATGACTTCGCCGCTGCGGTGGCTCGCTTGATGCCGAATGCCCCTCGCCAACGCCAATATGCGCCGGGCGAGCAGATGTACGACGTGGTTTTGCGCGACCTCGACAAGTTCAAGGTCGTGGACTACTCGCTTCCAGGGCGGGAAAGCTATGAGGTGACGATAAGGAAGGCGAAGGAGGAAGGCTATCCCGGCGTCATCTTCCGCAACATGGGTGATGCAGGACCAGCGGTGCAGGATTTCGATCTGCCGAAGGCGCAGGAGCTGTCCACGATCGTTGCCTTGATCGACCCGTCCTATGCGCGCTCTCCCCGCGCAACCTTTGATCCGAAGAAGAAGCATAGCAAGGACTTGCTTTCCAATCGGTTGCCGAGAGGCGGTGTCGGGCTGCTCACGCCACATATGCCGGCGTGAAACGACGATCGAGAAACGACGCGACGAATCTGGGCATGTAGTGCTCAAAGAGATCGATGGCTGCCTGGGCAAAGAATTTTTTTCTTCGCCTGCTTTCGTTCCGTTGTGCGGCAATCTACAGGTGTGTATATAAACTGCATTCGCGTTAAGCGTTCCTGCCGCCGGGGATCATCGGGCGCTTCGTCGGCCGCACGACACGCGGCAAGCCGCCGCCGGGCCGCTATCTCGGGCGCATTCGCCGCTGCCGTCGTCAGGCAGCACCGTGTCGTTCGTCTCTCAGCAGTGTGACAGCGTTGCGACGCCCTCGGCGCAAGCCATAGGGCGTCGCGTCTGTCCATCGCCAGCAGGAGTCCTCGCGATGTGGTACGGGCAGCGTCCACCGTGGATACAACGGCAGCTGACGCCGGGCGCTGGCATGCCGCCGGATGGCCGCGCGCCGATGCCGATGCAGCGGCCGCAGATACCGACGCCGCATGTCGCGTCGAGCAACGTGCCGCTGTCGGCTCGGCAAGGCGACACGGGCGCTGGCGCGCTCAGTCCAGCGATGATGGGTCTGTTGCAGCAGCTGTTTGCTGAGCGCAGCCCCCAGAACATGCAGAAGCCGGCGGGCAGTGCGCCCGAGAACGTGCCCAATATCGCGATGCCGCCTGCCATGGGCCCGATGTCACCCGAGGCGGCGCAGCGTGGCGGCGGCATGGACAACGGCCAGGGAGCGATCCCTGGCCGATTCGGTCTGCTGGCTCAGCTCCCGTTCCTGCTGCGCCGCGGCGGCGTGACGGGTGGCGGCATGATCGGCGGTGGCGTCTGATGCGCCTGGCGCTGGGCCCGCTCGCACCGGACAACCCCGACCTCGGCAATGCCGGGCTCGAGGACGCGGTGAACTGCCTGCCACTGAGCGGCGGCTACGGGCCGCTGCCCGATGCCCGGGCCTTCTCCTCGAGCCTCAGCAGCACCTGCATGGGGGCCTATGCCACGCGCGACGTCAGCGGCGTGGTCAGCACCTTCGCCGCCACCGCCGGCCAGCTCTACAAGGCGAGCGCCACCGGCTGGACCAATGTCAGCCGCACCGCCAGCTACACCACGGCCAATGACGGCCGCTGGGACTTCGCGACCTTCGGCAACACCTGCCTGGCCGCCAACGGCGTCGATGCCATGCAGGTCTACACCCTGGGTAGCTCGAGCCGGTTCCTGGACCAGAGCGCTTCGGCCAGCGCGCCGGTGGCGTCGCTGGTCACGGTGGTGCGCGACTTCGTCTTCGCCGGCCGGCTGGCGACGCAGATCAACGCCGTGCAATGGTGCCAGATCAACAACCCGCTGCGCTTCACGTCGAGCGCCCGCCTGCAGTCCGACCGCCAGGAGCTGCCGGGCGAGGGCGGCGCCATCGTGGCCATGACCGGCGGTGACTTCGCCACCATCCTGGCGCAGCGCTCGATCTGGCGCGGCACCTATGTCGGCGCGCCGGTGATCTTCCGCTTCGACGAGGTGGTGCCCAACATCGGCTGCTTCGCCCGCGGCAGCGCCGCGCGCTTCCAGAACATGACGTTCTTCCTGTCGCAGAGCGGCTTCTACCTGTTCGACGGCGCCCAGGCGGTGCCGATCGGCGACGGCATGATCGACGGCTTCTTCAAGGCCGACCTCAATCCCGCCTTCCGCCACCGCATCACGTCGGTGATCGACCCGATCAACAAGCTGTATGTCGTGAGCTACCCCAGCAACGCCAGCAGCGACGGCACGCCCGACCGGGCCATGCTCTACAACTGGGCGGCGCGCCGCTGGGCCCGGGCTGAGATCACGGTCGAGCTGATCTTCGCCGGCCTCAGCGCCGGCATGACCCTGGAGCAGCTCGACAGCATCGCCGGCAGCCTTGACGCGCTGCCCTTCAGCCTCGACAGCGACCTGTGGGCCGGCGGCCTGACCGTGGTCAGCGGCTTCGACATCGGCCACCGCTTGGTGACGTTCGACGGACCGCCGCGGGCGGCGCGGTTCATCACCGGCGAGTCGCAGCTCGTCCTCGACCGCCGCGCCTTCATGACCGCGGTGCGGCCGCTGGTGCAGGGCACCGCCGCCACTGCCGTCAGCGTGCAGGTCGGCAAGCGCGACCGGCTGATCGACCCGGTGATGTACACCGCGGCCTCGGCCATGAACGCCAACGGCACCTGCCCGGTGCGGGCCAATGCCCGCTTCCACCGCCTGCGGCTGGACATCTCGGGCGGCTACAGCCAGGCGCTGGGCTTCGACGTTCAGGCCGTGCCGGAGGGCATGAGATGACCCTGGTGCTGACCGGTCCGCCGCCGACCTGGAAGACGCAGCTCGAGGCGGCGGACCTGCAGAACGTCAAGCGCGGCGTCGCCTTCGCGACGTTCGCGGCGGGCGTGGCGGTGACGCGCTTCAGCGACGGCGGTGCGCTGTACGTGGTCGACACCACGGCCGCCAACCGCCAGGTGGTGCTGCCACGTGCCGCCGACAGCGCAGGCCAGGAGCACATCGTCAAGCGCGCCACGGCAGGCGCCAACACCTGCGTGGTGTCCAGCGACGGCGGCGTGCTGGACGGCACCGCCTCCTACAGCCTCGCCACGCAATACGCCGTGGGGCGCTTCATGAGCGACGGCCAGAACTGGTGGACGACGTGACCCTTCGGAAGACCTCAGGGCAAGCCCTTCAGCTCCCCGACATCCAGGGGCCCGTCAACGATCGCGCCTGGGCGATCGAGGGCGTCCCCGCCGACGCGGCCGCGGTGCCGTGGCGGCGCTGCTGGACGCTGCTGGCGCGGGCGGTGGCGCGCTTCCCGGACGTGGCCGGGAAGTGGACCAGCGAGGCGCTGCTCCACGACGTGATGTGCGGTCAGGCGCAGCTGTGGGTGGCGTGGTCCTACGAGCGCCGGCGCATCGAGGGCGTGGTGGTGACGCGGATCTTCGACCGGCCGGCGATGGCGCCCAACGACAAGGTCTGCGAGTGCCCGCTGGCGGCGGGCGTCAACATGGTCCAGTGGGGCGCGCCGATGTTCGCGATGCTCAAGGCGTGGGCGCGCGCGCAGGGCTGCGACTACATCGCGGGCTACGGCCGGCGCGGCTGGAAGCGGCTGTTCGGCTTCACCGAGATGGGCGCGACCGAGGACGGGCTGCCGATCCTCATCATGCCGCTGTGTGGTTCGACCTGCACACCATGTGGTTCGACCGGCTCACCATGGAGGCACTGATGGCGGCGGGAGCAGGCACGGGATTGGGCAAGGGGCAGGGCGGCCCGCTGGCGGTGCGCCTGCCGCCCTGGGCCGCGGGCGGTATGCTGCCGTGGCAGCAATCCTATGGCATGCCGCTGCCGGGCCTGCTGAACCAGGCGATGCTGCCGGGCATGCAGGCGCAGCTCGCCGCTCAGGCGCAGGTCGCGCAAGCGCCTCAGGCGCAACAGCCGGCGGCGCAGGCCGCCAAGGACCCGATGGCGGACTACTGGCTGAACTTCAACCACGGCTCGTCGGGGCCGTGAGCGCAGGAGCGTGACGATGGGCGGCGGCGGCAAAGGCGGCGGCGGCAAGCAGACCACGACGACGACGGCGGAGCCGTGGTCGGGGGTGAAGCCGTTCCTGACCGAGGGCTATCAGGATCTGTCGAATCAGTACAAGCAGGGCGCGCCGGGATACTATCCCGGCGGCACGGTGGCGGGCATGTCGCCCTACACCAGCGGTGCGCTGCAGATGCAGGCGATGCGGGCGCTGCAGGGCAGCCCGCTGACGGGCGCGGCGCAGGACCAGCTGACGCGCACCATGCAGGGCGACTACGTGGCGCAGCTGAACCCGTCGACGTCGGCGGCCCAGGGCGGCCTGGCCAACATCGCCGGCGGCAGCCAGCTGGGGGCGCTGGACCCGGCGATGCAGGCGGCGCAGGACCAGCAGCGCGCCACCATCCGCGGCGACTACCTCAACGCCGGCAACCCGTACCTGCAGGGCGCCGTCGATGCGGCGACGCGGCCGCGGGTCGACAGCTTCCAGCGCAACATCATGCCGGCGATCGACAGCCAGTTCTCGGCCGCCGGCCGCTACGGCAGCGGTGCGCATGGCGGGGCGCTGGGCGAGGCGATCGGGCAGCAGCAGCGCGCGATCGGCGACGTCGCCACCAACATGGCGTTCGGCAGCTACAGCGCCGAGCGCGGCCTGCAGCAGCACGCGGCGGACGCTGCGGCGCAGAACTACAACGCCGCCGCCAACCGGCAGATGCAGGGTATCGGCCAGGCCTTCCAGAACTGGAACGCCGAGCGCGACCGGCAGAACCAGGGGATGTTCTTCGCGCCGCAGCTGGCGCAGCAGGACTACTTCGACATCAACCAGCTCGGCGCTTCGGGCTCGGCGATCGACGCTTACAACCAGGCGCTGCTGGATGCCGATATCGGCCGCTACAACTACGGCCAGAACGCCGACTGGGTGCGCACGCAGGACTACCTCGGCACGCTGCTGGGCGCGCCGTGGGGCAGCACGTCGACGACTTCGCAGCCGCGGCCCAGCGCCTTCTCGTCGGCCCTGGGCGGCGGGCTGCAGGGCGCCGGCCAGGGCGCCGCGTTCGGGCCGTGGGGCGCGCTGGCCGGCGGCGTCCTGGGCGCCGGCGCCGGCCTGTTGAACCGCTCGGATGCGCGGGTGAAGACCGACATCGTGCGCGTCGGCACGCTCGACAACGGCCTGCCGGTGTACCGCTTCCGCTACATCGACGGCGGTCCCGTCCAGCTCGGCGTGATGGCGCAGGACGTCGCCAGCATGCGGCCGGATGCGGTGCACGACATCGACGGCGTGCTGCATGTCGACTACGTGCGCGCGACGGAAGAACCAAGCCGTGGCTGATGGCGCGGATGCGTCAGGCGCAGTCGAGGCTCGGGGGTGCGCTCGGTCCTGCGCCTCGCGCCAGCTGACCTTCAGCGACCATCGAGCGTCATCCACGTCCGCCTTTGCAGTGAGCCTCGATTCGCAAGGCAGGGAATAGCGTCATGGCACTTCGTCACTGGAGCGCGACCGCCAGCGGCAACGCCGCTGTTGCAGGCATCAACTGGACCGAAGGGCAACCGCCTTCGACAGTGAACGACAGCGCGCGGCAGGAGATGGCGCAGGTGCGCCAGCAGTACCGGCCGGACCAATGGCATTGGGTGGAGATCAGCAACACCGCCTCGGTGGCGTCGCAGACCAGCTTCAAGGTCTCGACCGACCTGACAGCGGCCTTCCACGCGCAGCGTCGGGTGCGGCTCACCGGCGGCAGCACGACGCGCTACGCGTCGGTCGTGTCGTCGAGCTTCGCGGCCGAGACGACGGTCACGGTCACGGTCGACGCCGGCTCGCTGTCCGCCAGCCACACCATCGCCGCGTTGGGACCGTCGGTCGTCGCCTCGCCAAGCCCGATCAACTTCCTGCCCCTGACGGGCGGCACGCTGACGGGTGATCTGACGCTCAACAAAAACGGCGGAGTCTTGAGGGTCAGGTCACCTGCGGGTGGCCAGGCCGGTCAGATCATGTTCGGCAGCGGCACTGTCGATCGCTGGGGCATCCTGAAGTTCACCGATGAGGCGCTGTACATCCAGCGCTTCAACGGCAGCGGTGCTTTTCTCAACAACGTCGTGCACCTGCAGGCTGATGGGGCAATCAACCTGAACGGCACCACAGCCGTCAATGGCTCCTTGAACGCCAACGGCGCGGTCACCGTCAGCAGCAACCTGCAGGTCAACGGCAACGCGCAGATCAACGGGACCATCACCACCTTCAACACGCTCCAGATTTCGGTGCCCACCACCGCACGGGTGAGCATGAACAGCGGCTCACGGCTGTGGACGGCCGGTGTCGTGAGCAACACGACGTACGCCATTGCCGACGAGACGGGCGCGCAGCAGCGACTGGTCATGTACGCCGGCGGCGAGACGCAGGTCATCGGCGGCAACGGCGTGCTCCGCGGGCCAGGCACGTTCTACCCGAGCGCCGACGGCAATTGGGTGTTGTCGACCGACGGCAACAACATGTTCTTCACCCAGAACGCCAGCTGCTACAGCTACTACACCCGGTCGACAGGTAACTGGGGCTGGGTCGTAAACGGCATCACCATCGGCGAGCTGAACTTCGGAAATAGCCTCGGCTTCCGGTCCCGAAGCAATGCCAAAGCCTGGGTAAGCGGCAGCATCGCCACTATCCAGGACAGCATGAACGTTAGCAGCATTACCTACAATGCTGCGGGTGACTATACTATCAACTTCTCTCACGCGATGCCAAATGCAAACTACGCAGTCGCCGGTTCGACTCAACATACAGTACTTGCTTACATCCTCGGAACGACAGCGAAGAACATAGGATCATGTAGTATCCAGATTCGCAGCAACAGCAACATACTCGTCGACAATCAATGGAGTTTAGTCATCTTTGCTGCGGGGGTGTGAGATGAACAAACGGATATTTTACATCGATGCCGACGGTTCGCCTCATTTGGTAGTTCCTGCGCCGGCAGCGCGTTTTGATGACGAGACAGACGATGCTTTCCTTACGAGGATATCGGTCAAGGACGTACCGAAGGAAGCCAGGGCCGTGCGCACTGTTGATGTTGCCGATTTACCGGAAGATCTTAACGCGGGTGCGGTGTTTTTTAGAGCTTGGACGATCACAGGTAATCAGCTCTGTGTTGACATGGTTACGGCGCGCAGTATTTGGCGAGAGCATATAAGAGAGGCGCGAGCATCACTTTTAGCAGCCTTGGATATTGAATACTTGCGTGCAGATGAGCAAGAGGACTCAGAGAGAAAGGCGGCCATCGCTGCACGCAAGCAAAAGCTGCGAGACGCACCTTCTGATCCTGCTATTGAAAACGCCGAAACAATTGCGTCTCTTCGAGAAGTATGGCCGCTAGACGGGGACGATTCATGAACGGCCATTCTCACAAACTCGATCAGCTCGCTCAGTCTGCTCTACTGGCTGTCACTGCGCGGGCGGTCAACGTCGTCGGCGTGCCGCTGATGCTGGCAACGATCCTGTGGCTGTTCACCACAGTGAACGCCCTCGAGCGTGAGGTTGCAAAGCTGCCGGTAATGTTCAGCGCGATGCAACAGCAGATCGACGCGGCTAGCCGTCGCATCGATGGTCATGACCAGCGCCTGCAACGGCTCGAGGAGCCGTACTTTCGTAACAAGTAGGTGACGTATGCCTACCAAGGACCAGCTCGCCGTGATCATGCCTGAGGCGGCCAAGTCGGGCCGGCTCGATGTTTGGTACAAGCCGCTGACCAAGGAGATGGCCGACCACGCCATCACCACGCCGGCGCGGGAGGCCATGTTCCTGGCCAATGTCGCGGAGGAGACCGGTGAGCTGGCGGCGCGCGAGGAGAACCTGAGCTACAGCGGCGCGCGGCTGCGGCAGGTGTTCCCGTCAATGTTCGAGGGCCGGGGCAGCCTGGCCGAGGATCTGGCCGCCCAGGGGCCGCAGGCGATCGCGAACTACATCTACGCCGATCGCAACAGGCCATCGGGCTACAAGCTCGGCAACATCAACCCCGATGATGGCTGGCGCTACCGCGGCCGCGGGCCCATGCAGCTCACCGGCCGGGCCAACTATGAGCGCTTCTTCCGGGAGATCGGCATGCCGGCCGACAGCGATCCTGACCTGGTGCTCGGTCCCGATGTCGGCGCCCGCAGCGCCTGCCACTTCTGGCAGACCGCCGGCTGCAACGAGATCGCCGACAGCGGCGACTTCGCGGCCGTCGTGAAACGGGTGAACGGTGGCCACATCAACATGGCGCTGCGCCTGAAGTACCTGGAGCACGCCAAGGCGGCCCTGGCGGCGCCGGTGCCTGATGTCACCGAGCCGCCGCCGGGCACCGAGCGCAAACCCGACGGCAACGTGATGATCCGTGACATCAAGGAGTCGACGATCATCCAGGACAGCAACAAAGGCCTATCGGTCACGACGGTGACGGCCGTCATGGGCGCCTCGGCGCCGGTGATCACCGCCACCGCCGGCATGGATTGGCGGCTGGCGGCGGTGCTGGGTGCCGTGGTGCTGATCGCCGGCGGCGCGATTGGCTTCTACCAGCTGCGCATCAAGCGGGCGCGGCTGGCGATGTTCCGGGACGGGGTGGCGTGATGCTGGCCTGGCTCCTCGGCACCGGCACCGGCCGCCTGGTGCTGAGCGGTGTCGCCGTCGCGATCGTGGTCGCCGGCGCCATCGCCTGGATCTACGGGCAGGGCGAGGCCGCCGGCGCCGCCGGCGTCACCGCCGCCGCCCTGGCCGAGGCGGCGCGGCGCGCCCAGGCCGCAGCCCGCGCCCGCGCCAACCTCGACCAGCGGCCGGAGGTCACCCAGCATGACCCGTATAATCGCGATCGGTAGCCTGCCGGCTGTTATCTGGCTGGCGACCGGTTGCACGCCGACCGTGATCGACACCGCCTGCCAGTCCTTCACGCCGATCACCTACAGCGCCAGCCGCGACACGCCGGACACGGTGCTGCAGGTGCGCCGGCACAACGCGGCGTGGGATGCGATCTGCAAATGAGGAACGACAATGGCTGATCCGTTCGGCATCCTGGTGGGCCGCAACATCGGCGGCTTCGGTCCCGGCCCATCGCTGGCGGACATCCTCACGCGCGAGACGCAGAGCCAGGGGGCGGCCGGCGCCGGCGTTCCCGACGCCGCCGCCCGAGCCGCAGAGCGCGCTCGCTCGCGCCATGAAAGACCATGCCGGCTACATGGAGCGGGGCGGCGTGTTCGGCACGCTGTCCGGCATGGCGCCACCCGGGCTGCGGCGGGCGCTGGAGCCATGGGGCGGCATGCTCAACCCCCTGGTGTGGACACCAGGTCCAAGCATTCAGCAAATGCTCCAGTCGTCTGGCGACCTGACCCGCGCTACGCTGGCCGGGCAGCCGATAGGTATGCTGAATGCTCTGGCCGGGGTCACGATGGGGGCGATTGGCGCGGTGCCTGGAGGTCGGGCTGTCACAAGATCAGCTAAAGCCACGGCTGATCTCGCGATGGATTTGGCATCGCGGCAATCTCGCGCTGAGAAGATGTTCCCCGTCGAGGTTTATCACGGCACAGCCTACGATTTCGACGCCTTCGACCCGAGAAAATATGGCCAGACAATGCCGGGGCCGGTATCCGGTCTGGGGGGTCTCGGTATCGACAGATCCGAGGGTTGCCAGCCACTTCGCGGAGATGGCGGCAAAACGACAAGAGGAGTTGCGCGAGCAGGCCATTGCGTTGGGCGAGAAGCCGCCACCGGCTGGCGTCGGCCCTTCCGTCATGCCCCTGCGCCTCGATCCCAGAAAGCAGGGCAACTTTCGATTGCCTGATCAGCACTCGCTTGGGCAGGTGGCGGCAGCAATTATGGATGCATGGGATGCAGGATTTGACTCGGTTCGGCTGACGAATTACCGAGAGGTCCCAGGCATCGGGCCCACCGAGATGATCATCGTGCGGCGGCCGGAAGCCCAACTGCGCTCCCGTAATGCTAGATTCGATCCGACCAAGAAGGAACGTGGAACTCTGATGGACAGCCTAGTGCCGCTCGGTACTGTCGGGGGCGTCACATACATGATATGGCCAGACGAAGCTAACGCCGAGCGTTGAAGTGCTCCATTGAGTCAAGCCGGCAGTGTTCGTAGCGGCGCAGCTCCCGCGCGAACCGCAGGGTGGCGCGGATGCGAGCGATCAAGTCGCCGCGCTGCGGGGCGCAGTGTTTCCAGAAGAGCCAGATGGTGCGAGTATCTGCGAGTCTCATCATCGCCTCCGATGTCAT